ATGGAAGGATGATTCTGCGCTGTGGTATCTGACAAGACCGATGCGTGATGATGAACAGCCTGAAACTCATACATTCAAAGCTGATACGGAATGGGGAGTGTTCGAAGGCACGGTAACCATTATTGAAAGCAGATGATGGGGGATAGATGGAGAACAAAGAAGCAATCGAAATGTTGGAGAGATTCCAAAACCCGGAACCATGGGAACCGCAGATCACAAGCCGGGCCTATGAAGCGCTCGAAATGGCAATCGCCGCATTAAAAAAGCAGGAGCAGGACAGATGGATTCCGGTGACGGAGAGACTGCCGAAGTGTGAACAGGAAGTATTAATATGCACAAAGAAGAAGACATATATTCACGAAAAATCCGGTTTTGAGTGGTGCGTTAATCCGATTGTTACACCTGCAATGTACGAAGACGGAACAATGCTTGAAGTTGATTCGAAATGGCATTGGGAAGATTGCGATTGGGCAGGATGGGACGAGGAAGAGGACTGCGGAATCATTCCCGAAGGATGGTGGGAAAATAGTCAGTTCAATCCTGACGGTGAGTACAATCATGCAATTGATGTAGAAGTGGTTGCATGGCGTCCTCTCCCCGAACCCTACACGGAGGAAGATAATGAGTAGTGATTATATCCGCAGAGAGGATGCGGTGGATGCGGTGGAGTTTGGAATTACACTCGCATCGAAAATCAACTTGGATACAGGGGAGTGGACAGAACTTTTTCAGAGAGAAAACGATGAACTGCGAGAGGCAGTCGAGCGAATCAAGGACATTGAACCTGCCGATGTTGCACCTGTGAGACATGCGAGATGGGAACATGTAAAGCACAAAAGTGTTGAGCACGGAGAAATAGTGATCGATGGTGAAACGGTACGTTGTTCTGATTGCCGACATGCGGAAAAGGGATGGAACGCAGGAATGAATTTCTGCCCCAACTGCGGAGCAAAGATGGATGGAGAGGAGTGAGCAGGATGAAATTTTTTGCGGTGATAATCTCATTCATCATCCTTGCGACAATGGAAAGATTAGGGGTAAGCAAGGATATATACTGGTTGAGCGTGTGTATCCTGCTTGCAGGTTACATGGCATCTTTAAAGGAGTGAGAGCATGGACAAAATCACATGTGCTACATGTCCGCATTGCATATACGAATATCCATTTTACTGGTGCGGATTGGAACGCACAGATAATAGTGATGCGGATGTTACTACCTTAGACTGGAAGCCGTTGGAGGTTCAGCCAGAATGGTGCAGGCTGAGAGAGGAGTGATGGCATGGATATTATATCAGCGGTTGTTTCTCTTATCTGCATGATGATTCTTTTCGCCTCCGGCTTCTTTCTTGGCTACAAAGAGGGCATGGCAACCATGAAAAGGATTGATGACAACATCATTGAAGAGGCGAAAAGGACTATATATGGAAAGGGGTGAGAGCATGGGAAAGTACACTATCACGCTCACCGAGCAGCAGATCCGTGTAACCCAGAACGCACTCGAGGAATACTTCCGGCTGCGGATGGGACAGCAGAATGACTTCTGTAATGATCTCGCCAGTATAGGGAGAAGCACAGCGACAGACAAGGCATTCGATGCGTACATTTCCAGGAGAGACCACCTTGAGGAGATCATGAGGGCTTTCTTCAGGATTGCATTCGAACCTTCAGGGTATCTCCGGGAGAAAACAGATGACATGATGATTGCGGAAACCGTCTGGGATTCAATGCGGTTTGCCAGAGGGGAAAGCCGATGGGACAAGCCGTTCCAGGCCGGGCCGGAGCCGTGTCCAAAGATTGAGAGGACTGAAGTATGAGAAAGGTGAAAATCAAAAGAAACATATTCGGGGATACACGGACAGCAACAAGCGTACCAGCATTCCCTACATTCGACAACAGCAACCGTATGCACCGGGGCGATGTTGGAAGCATGATGTTAGAGCTCGCAGCTGAATTAAAAAATAGAGGAGCCGACCACGATTATACAAAAATATATGAACCGCATAGAAGTCTGTTTTACAGGGAACTGTGTGCAAAGATTGAAGGAAAGACAGACAGCTTTACGGACGGAGAATGGTATCCGATGCATTGCAAGACAGAGAGACACCATCTCAACGAACACTGTCCGGAAGACGTCAATCTGATAGACGTTATCGAGATGATATGCGATTGCGTGTGCGCAGGCATGGCTCGGACCGGAGTGTTTCGGCCTATAGAGATTTCATCGGAAATCCTGCAGAGGGCGGTGGAGAACACAGCGAAGATGTGTGTTGATGCGGTAGAAATCGAAGAGGAGTGAATCAGTGAAAGAGCATCAGGAAAGAAGAATCGTATCAAGCCTGGAGGGAATCAACAAGAGCCTTGGCAGGATTGCCGCATACCTGCAGAAGATCGCAGAAACGAAAGCGGACCAGCTGACAGTACTGGGAGAACCGGAGGAAACAGAAGATGATACGGATTGAGGATGCATGCAAAGTATGCAAGGACCTGATTGTCGAATTCGGCGACGGGACAATGGATGCAGAAATGGAAGAACTGATCCATAACGAGATGGAACAAAAGAAATGGGTGAATGCAAAAGCAGGCCCTGCATCGAAGATCCTGTCATCCATCACCGACACGATCATGGACATACATCCTGTAAAGATTGCGGAGGCTATTAAGGAAGACAAGCTCCGCGATTGGTGCACAGAGATGCAGGTCGGCCTGAACATGCTGCTGATCCAGCTGCCGATCGAGCACGAGAAAGAATAAGAAGCAACCTTACATATTAACCAATGTCGACCAGGCACTTCGGTGCCTGGATTACTTATAAGAAGAAACCGACGCGCACCCGCGCGTTTTACCAGTTCATAAGCTGATTAAACTTGGAGCACAAGGGAGAATTAAAGATGCACATCAGACGTAAGTACAGGATGAAAAATTCAATCGAAGTGTGTGAGTTTAATTCAGCGAAGGTTCCCGGAGTGAACAGGGTGAGGCGACCCAAAGAGAAGCCCTCCTGTGAGCGGATCAAAAAGAACAACCAGAGACGGAAGCAGCGCGAGGCCGGAAGGATGGTTGAGCAGTACTTCAACGAGGATGATCTTGTGCTGACACTGACATTCAAGAAAGAGCTGCGCCCGGAGGATATGAAGGCGGCAAAGAGAATGTTCAAGGACTTTGCCAATTATCTCCGGAAAGAATACCGCAAGAGATTCTATGAACTCTTCTGGATGCGGAACATCGAGGTCGGCCCGAAAAACGGATGGCACATCCATGTCATCGTGAACAGGATCGAAGGAGCGGAGTTTATCGCCAAGGATTACTGGAGACAGTTCGGCGGTGTGTTTGTAGAATATCTGCAGGACAAGAGAGATCAGGGGAAGGACATCGGCGAGTACATTGCCAAGTCTCCGATCACATGCGAGCGCATATCGGACGCTTCATGGAGTCATTCCCGAAACATCAAGAAGGTGGAAGGAGAGGATACGATCATCTCCGGCCATGCGATGACAGACAAGCCTCGAGTGCCGAAGGGTTGGTATCTGGACAAAGAGTCCTGCTACGAGGGGACCAATGCGGACGGATATCCGTATCGGACATATACGATCAGGAGGATAAAGAAACAGCGCATCGACCATAGGATGCCTGTGCGTAAGGTCAGAGCAATCAAGGACGCGAAGAGAAGGAGAAAAACAAGTGGACGAACTGACAAGGCAGATAACCGACTTGCTCGGAGCGGCAAGCCCGAAAGCAGTATTCCGTAAGCGGTCATGCATCATCACAGAAGGAGAAGGGAAAGTACCGCGGCTGGAAAGATGCCATGTGTTTGTGCCGACGGATGAGAAAGGGACTGAGAGGATGTCATCAAGCATCGTCGTGAGAACAAGTGCGGATGCAAGAAGAGTATGTGACATCCTGAAGAACAGATACGGCATGAAGAAATACCCGAAGGGCAAAGCAGATCCGTCGTGGCTGGTCGAGGCGTGGGTATGAGCGGACTGCTGTTCCCGAAGACGCCGCGGAAGAAGAGACAGAAGAAACATGCAAAGCAGAGTGTCGTCCAGCCAGAGGGGGACAGACACAGATGCATGCTGTGCATGATGATAGACCGCGACTACCGTGAGAGGACAGGACTGCAGAAGCATCATGTCTACATGGGGCCATTGCGAAGTATGAGCGAGGCAGAGGGATTCTTTGTATGGCTCTGCCCGGAGCACCACACGATCGGGAGCAGGGCGGTGCACAGGAACCACGACACATGCATGATGCTGCAGCAGTATGTGCAGAGGAAGTACGAGCAGAAGCACACGAGGGAAGAGTTTGTAAAGCTGACAGGCAGATCATATTTGTGAGAGGACAAAGGAAGAATGACGGCGAAGGATTACCTGAAATCATATGTGGCAGAGAAGGACCAGGCGGACGCATGTCAGAAAAGGATCGAATATCTGGAAGACATGAAGAAGAGAGTGAAGGCTGTGAGATACACAGGCATGCCGAAGGGCAGCCATCAGGGTGACCTATCAGATACAGAGGCAGTCATTGATGAGCTGATGGATAAGTATATCAGGATCATACTATCCTACGTCGGCAAAGAAGCGGACATACTCGAACGCATCAACAGGATAAAGAGACCCGAGGAACGTGAGGTACTCATGTGGAGATACATCAACAACCGGGACAAGGACGGCAAGAAGCTGACATGGGATGACATCGCCAACAAGATCCCGTGCTCACGCAGGAGCGCAGAGAATTATCACGGCCGAGCGCTCAAGAACTTCCCGATGGATGATTGAGAAATGTTTGCGCACTCTTGCATGGTATCATGTGCTAATATGTTATCGGGTTCATCCGGGGACCCAACAATACAAACGTTTCCTTCGGTGAGGGACAGGCTTTGCGGCCTGTCCTTTTTTGTTGCCCTGCGCAGGAGGATACATGGCAAGCAACTGGTACACATCAAAGCAATGGCAGCACAAGCGGGAGAACATCCTGAGGCGGGACGGATACATCTGCAGGTACGCCTCGCGCTTCGGCAGACGCGAGCCGGCAGAGATAGTGCATCACATCTTCCCTCGCGAAGAGTATCCGCAGTATGCATTGTGCAATTGGAATCTGATCAGTCTTTCCCGTGCATCACATAACGTTATGCATGACAGAGACACGAGAGAGCTGACGGCAGAGGGGGTCGACCTGCTCCGCCGGACGGCGCGAAAAAATAATATTTCGATTCCGGAAAAATACTCGGAACTGTCAGATGATTCGGTATCCCCCCCCGGTCATTGGGTGAGATTTTCGAAAATTTTGTAATGGCCCGGGTAGCATCTTATACGCACAAGGCGTTTTTTGGAAAAAGGGGATCCCTACTTAAGGGGAACAAAGATTTCCATCTATCGCGCACACGCACGCGCATGTGAAAAAACGGCTCAAAAATGCCTCGTTTTTATGCAGGCCGTTCGGAGGTAAGTGATGAAAAAAGCATCATGGATTCGACGAATCAAAAAAGCCTGCGAGGACGCAGGCACCTACAAACCGTTCTTCGATTACACGATCGCGACACTGGGCACGATCATGGAGCTCCGGGACGACGCACTGAAGAAGTTCAAGGATTCCGGAGGCGAGACGGTCATTGAATACACAAACAAAAACGGATCCACCAACATGGTCAAGAATCCGGCGCTCACAGTCGTCATGGACTGCCACGCGCAGGCACTCTCCTACTGGCGGGAGATGGGACTGACCAGCAAATCATATAAGCAGATGACAGGATCCCTGGACGTGGAGGACAGAGGCGGAGGGCTGGACGATGTTTTAAGTGAACTCGGCCTGTAAGGCAGGATATGAAGGCTAAACATTATGCGGAGAGAGCAAAGCAATATGCGAGAGATGTAGTCGCAAGGATAATCATCATCGGCGAGGACGTGGTCCATGCCTGCCAGAGGTTTCTGGATGACCTGGGCCGCGATGATCTGGAATTCCGGGAAGCGGATCCTGATACCGTGTGCACGCTGATGGAAACCCTATGCGTGCACCGGAAGGGCGAAGCGCTGGACGGGACGCCGCTCCTCGGAAAACCGCTCATCCTCGAAGGATGGGAAATCTTCATCGTCTACAACCTGCTCGGCTTTTTCTACAAGGGGACAAACGAACGGCGCTTCAAGGAAGCCATGATCGTTGTCGCCAGAAAGAACGGCAAGACATCTTTCATCGCGGCACTCTCTTTTGCGGTCTCCATCCTCCAGAGGCGCTCCGGCTCCACGGTATACGTAGTGGCGGCGGCGCTGAAACAGGCACTTGAGTCCTTCAACTTCCTCGACTTCTCCATCAAGTACCGGAAACTTGAATCCTTCGAAGTCCACAACAACAGCTTTGAGCACTCAATCAAGCGGACCTTTATGAAAAATGGTGTTCCGGACGGGACCATTGACATCCAGATCATGGCATCGAACCCGGATGCACAGGACTCGTTCAACTGCAACTTCGCCATTGCGGACGAAGTCGCAGCCTACAAGAAACCCGCCCAGTACAACCGCTTCAAGGAAGCGCAGGCCGCTTACACAAACCGCCTGATGATCGGCATCACGACCGCAGGCGACAACGTCAACAGCTTCGGATTCCGGCGCACCGAATATGCGAAGAAGGTGGCAGAGGGACTTGTGAAGGATGACAGCTTTTTCTCTTTTGTCGCCCAGATGGACCAGGACGAAAAAGGCAATGTGGACTTCACAAACCCGATCCAGCACCAGAAGGCGAATCCCAATTATGGGGTGACGATCAGGCCTTCCGAGATCAGGGACGCATCCCTGCAGGCAATGAATGACCCGCAGCAGAGAAAAGACTTCCTCTCTCGCCGCGGGAATATTTATACATCGTCCATGCTCGCATGGTTCGACCTCAAGAAATTTCAGGCAAGCGATTCGAAATACAACTGGTCGCTCGCAGAGCTGGCCCGCCTGCCGATCGACTGGTACGGGGGCGCCGACCTGTCAAGGGTCTATGACCTCACGGCCGGCGCTCTGTTTGGCCAGTACAAGGGTGTCGATATCATCATCACCCACGCTTTCTTCCCACGGGCCCAGGCGCATGCCAAAGCGGATGAAGACGGGATTCCGCTTTTTGGATGGGAGGAAGATGGCTGGCTGACCATGTGCAACTCCGAGACGGTGCAGATCGCTGACATCGTCAACTGGTTCAAGGAAATGCGGAGCATGGGCTTCAAGATCAGGCAGGTCGGCCATGACAGGAAGTTCGCCGGAGAGGAATGCTTCCCGGCCATGAAGGCGGCAGTCTTCAAGAGCGTTGACAAGCCGCACGTCTATTACCAGAAGAGCAGGGGCTTCTGGAGAA